CTGCAATAGCATCAAATAAGCTTTCGTCATCTTGAATACCAATCTCATCGCCCCATAGAATGCGGAAATTACACTGTCGTCCTTGGGTTCCAAAACGGGATTTCTCCAACTTTACCTTAACCTCTGAGCCGATACGGAAACCCTTGTCATCAGTGACAAAGGATGCCTTGGCTTTTCGTCCTGTTAGCCAGATGCGAAGCGAGTAGGCATAAATCATAGCTTTTCCGCCTGGTGTGACATAGGGAGTTGTCATAGCCTCGGAAGGTGAACGAGTGATGTTTGATTTTAACTGGTTTAAAACCAAGAATGTTGATTGAGAGTTCGCAATTGGAACTGTCAGCTTGGACATACCCTTGGCAAGAATACGAGCCTTAACAGCCATAGAAGACTGTGGATTAAAATCGCCTTCAATATCAGAAATAGCAGGCGTGAGCGCAAGCGAATCCCAAATAAATAACATGCGATTATCATTGTTCGCAAGTAGGTCTTCAATAGTCTCTAAGACAAACTCAACAGATGCAGCCTGAACGTAAAGAAGACTGCTTAAATCACAACCCGCTTTTTCAAGAAAGCCAGGATCAATTGCCGACTCTGAATCAAAATAAATAACATCAATGCCCAGCTTTTGAGCATTCGCAGCGACTTGTGCTGCCATATAGGACTTGCCGGTTGCCTCTAAGCCTGCAATCTCAACAATCTTGCCAACAGGGATACCAGAAAGTTTACCACGACAAATAATTGAATCCAACCAGCGAGAGCCAGTTGGAATCCACTCTTTAACCTCAGTAGGGTTTTGTTCGGTCAAGTCGTGAGCGACATTAAGACCAGCCCTCTTGTTAATAAGAGCACGCATATCAGATAAGTTTAACTTACCAGCTTTTGTATTTTTAGCTTTCGCCATTCTCATTTAATCTCCAAT